CGGCACTGGCGGCAGCAGCACTCACAATCATCAATGGGGAGCAACAGAAGTTAGTGGGGGAATAGAAATTACTATGGGCGGCGGTTCATCCGGAAGTCAGATGGGTGCTTCGTATAATTCCAGTGGAAGTGCAATCGACATAACCAGTTCAGGCAGTGCCTTAGTTGCTCCGCTATATACATCTAACAATTCAACTTTACCCACACATTACGATATGGTTTGGGTTATGAGGATTAAATAATGGGAGAAAGAGATATAGCAAACGCAGTAGCATCAAATCTGAAAGAAGCAGAAACATCATTCTCAGTAGATGCGACGAGCACAGACGGGGCAACGGACCAGGAAGAAACACGATACCAAAATGCAGACTGGACGACAGATTACGGATATTACAAGAAGATTCCGGAGTATAGGGTAGCAATAAACACAAAGGCAACATGGAACGTAGGGGCAGGATATGAAGCAAATGAGCAGACAACATTACTGCTGGGAACAATAAGAGGAAACGGCAAAGATTCTTTCAATTCAATTCTAAAAAATATGATTATAGTAAAGACGATAAGCAAAGATTCATTCGCAGAAATCATCCGGGATGATGAGGGAATATTAATAAACTTAAAGCCATTAAACCCTGAAAATATTATCATAGTGCAAAACAGGCAGGGAAGAATAAAGAGATACGAGCAGACAACGAATAGAAAATGGTTTGAGTTTTGGAAGAAAGTAAGCAGAAAATACGAGCCCTCACAAATATTCCACCTGAGCCATGAAAGAATAGCGGATGAGATACACGGCACAAGATTGGTTGATTCTGTCAAGTGGATTATAGATGCAAGAAATGAAGCCATGACAGACATGAGAAAGCTCATGCACAGGCACGTTATACCAAGATTTAAATATTCACTAGATACCGACGACAAAGCAAAAATAGCAGACTTCAAAAGAAAAGAAGATGCGGCAAACGCAGCCGGAGAAAATATTTATATTCCCCTGGGAGCAGTTGAGATGGATGTCATAGCAGTGCCAACAAATGCAACACTAAACCCTATCACATGGATTGACAAGCTGAATGACTACTTTTTCCAGGCTGTTAATGTTCCGCAGATAATTCAGGGAAACGCAAAAGAATTTACAGACGCCAGCGGAAAAATAACATATTTGGCATACGAGCAGAGCGTAAAGGCAGACCAGCTTTATGTCGAGGAGCAGGTTTTAATCCAGCTGAATTTGGAGATAAGGTTAACATTCCCAGCATCATTGCAAACAGACGCAGTAAGTGATACACCGACGGAAACTGACGTGGTTGAAGAAGAGCCAATAGAAGCCGCAGCTCAACCCAACGATGAAAAAGAAGAGCTAGAGGGAAAAACATGAAAAGAACATTGAGATTCACAAGAAGAGGACACACAGGAAGAAAAAGAGGGGGAAGTAAATTAATAAAAAACAACAGACCTAAAAAATGATTGAAGAAGCACTATACGGATATGGCGGAGTAGGAATACTGGCGCTAGTGCTGATAGTTCAGAATCAAAGGCTCATGAAAAAACAGGATGAAAGGGAAAAGAAACTAGCAGAGGTCGTAGAGAACAATACAAAAGCTCTGGCAATCTTTACGGAAGTAATGAAGAGGAAATTGTAATGGTGCACAAACCACTAACCAGGGAAAATGTAGCAGCGTCAAGAGAAAGGACTAGGAAGACGCAGGAAAAATTAAGAAAAAGAAGGGAGGGTCTTAGCAAGAGGTCAAGAGCAAAAGAAAGAGAAACAGATATAAAAACAAAGCAGTTTGCAGAACAACAGGCAAGAGTAGAGACAGCAGCACAGAAAGCAGCTCAGCCAGCAGCAAAGCCAACAACAACATTAGATGAAAAATTCGCAGCTGCAAGAGCAACAAGAGAAGCAGAAGAAAAGCCTAAAGGATTTTCAAATGTCATAGATGTTTTAGGGATAGCATTGAATCCATTATCAGAAGACAAGATTATAGCGACGACAGGCAGCAAAGTTTTTAATACAGCGGCAGAGTATATCACTAATGCCCCGTATGTATCAGCGTTGATTTTAACAGGACTTGCAGGAGGAATAAAAGCAGGAATAACAAAATTGACAGGGGGAATACCAATAACAAAGCTGGCAAGGTCACCAACAGGATTATTGGTAAGAAAAGGAACGGAATTTGTCAGCAACACTAAAACAGCAAAACTGACAGCGAGCTTGTTGTCTAATGTTGCAGCGTCAAAAGGATGGACAGTATTGAAATACGCAGCAATAGCAGGAACAATCGGCACATACCCTTGGAGTGAGTGGGCTCTTGGAGAAGCCAAGGAAGGCATGATTTTTAATGTTCAGAAAGCAGTAAATACAGGAGACCTTGAAATTATAAAAGAAACAATCAGAACACAGGAAGAAATATTTGACATAACCGGATGGGAAACAGTGCAGAGATTAATACCCTATGCAAATATAGCTTTTGCGTTCGGACAAAAAGCAAAGGCATTGCAAGCTCAATGGAAAATCAACGATAAAATACTAAAGGACGAAATTGTCAAAATTGAAACTGGACAGACAGACGACGAAGTAAGAAAACAGAATGCGATTGAAAAAGATGAAATGTTCAGAGCAACTACTATTTTTAGATTAGAGGAAGAAAAGAAATTTGCAGAAGAGGAAAGAGAAGCAAGAGCAGCAGCGAAAGCGGCAGATAGGAAAGAAGAAAAAAAAGCCAGGAATGCAGATGCGGATTTCTGGGCGAAGCAAGCTGCAAAGAACAGGGAAGAAGAAGCAGAAGACAGGCAAGCCATAGCGGATTTTTGGAGTGCATACGCCAAGACAAAGCAGAAGATTGCTAATGATAACAGACCCAGCAATTTGAATTTTGGGCTATTGTAAAAAACTTTACGAGGTAAAACATGACACCAGAAGAAACCGAAGAAGCAAAAAAAATAGAAGCTGATGTAAAAGAAGCAGAAAAGAAAAAAGCAGCAGCCGAAAAAGACAAAGCGGCGCAGGCAGCAGCAAGCAAACCAGATGATTTGATCACAAGGGCAAATGCAGCAGCAATGAGGATAGAGGCAGCGAACGAAGAGCAGAAGAATCTCCTGGACAGGCAGCAGGCACAGGCAGTCGAGACAAAGCTAGGCGGCACAGCAGAAGCAGGCACACCGAAAAAGGAAGAGACGCCAGGAGAATATTCAAAGAGAGTAATGGCAAATGATGTTGAACAAACCCCCCCAGAAGCCTAAAGACTTAGGGATTAAAATAGGGACCAAGGAAGAAGCAGCCTGGACAGGCATAAAGGAAAAGGTAGAGCTGGACATAGAGCAGGCCAAAAGGGAAATAGTAATCAATGAAGCAATAGTGATAAAAGCAGACGAAATGATAGAAAAAGAGAAAACTTTAAATACTTCAAAGAAAAAGGTATAATTATGGGAGCAAACACAGTCGCAGTATTGATGATTGAGACAGAATTACCCATCATGATGACATGCGCAGATGCAGCAATCCCAAAAGGGACAATTCTAAAATTAGCTACACCTTATACAGTCTCAGCAAGCTCAGCAGATAATGATTTATTCGGCGGGATTGCAGCAGAAGAGAAAATCTCAGGCGATGGAAAGCTACAGATAGCAGTTTACAGAGGGGGAATATTCAAAGTTGAAGCAGGAGCAGGCGGCGTCACAGTAGGGCTTCCTGTCGGCATAGTGGCCTTAAATAACTTCAAAAATACAACTGCAAACGATAATGATTTGGGCTACAATTACGGAGTGGCCCTGGAAACCGCAGCAGATACAGAGTTCTTTTTGATGGAATTGGGGAGAGCGGGATAAATGGTATACGACGGCTCAGCAGAAGCAGACATACGGGGAATAGATATTGACAAGCTAGCCAAAGGTTTCGGAGAGGAAGCCCATGTATTCAAGAAATTCGCAGCTGTTTCAAAAACAAAAGCAAGAGAGATAAGATGGTATAGAAAAGGATTAACCCTGGCAACAGCAGAAAACGCACTAGACACACCAACAACTCAGGGAGTAACAACTTCAAGGATAGCCAATACTTCATTCAAAGCAAGACCTTTCGTTGTAGAGCAGAAATGGGAAAGGCAGACTTCTCATATTAAAAAGTTCTTTGTTGAATCTCCATTGATTTCAATGGAAGATATCAAAGACAATGATGTTGATGTCCTGGCAGGAAATGTCAGGGACTTAGTTGAGTCTGTAGTAGCAAAAGTGGACAGAGAAATATATGACGTCCTGACAGAAGCAACAACCACAGGAGTTCCTAATCCAACAAATGTAAATTCAACAACAGCAGTAGCTAAATGGAATGTAACTGCAACAGCTGACCCGGTAACAGACTTGCTTAATGCAAAGATGGAGATAAGGCAATCAGGATATAATCCAGAGGGTGGTATTTGCCTGATGAACTCTATTGAACACAAGCATTTATTGATATTCCTAATCAACATTAAAGGCTCAAGCATACCAGACTTCGCAACAGCAAGAATCAAAGATGGAGTTGTTATGGGACTATTGGGATTACAGATTGTAGTAAGTGAAAACGCAACTACAGACTGGGTTGTTACTTTTGTTCCAAAAAGAGCAATATCTTATAAGGATTTCATGCCGCTAACTTCTGTAGTTATTGATGAGCCAGGTATCGGAAAGAAAATAAGAATTTGGGAAGAGGGCAAAGCATTGCTAACAGACCCAAGAGCAGTTCACATCTTAGATACCGTCACAGTTTAATCATAATCATGGCAGAGCCGTCACAAAATAATATTAACCTGTATAAGCACTATTTAGAAATAGCGCCAAAGAAAGCAAGACAGGCAAAAGTTCTCTTAAAGATGTTTCCTAGTTTGGGGGAAGAAGACGAAGAAAATAAAGAACAGGCAGAGGGGCTTACAACAAGATGAGCAGAAACCAAAGGGATGAGCCAACAGAGCCGGCCATTGCAGATTCTACTACTACAGACAGCGGAAGCGGCGGGGTTGACACAAACTATTTAGTCGCAATCAACCACTTAATAGACGCCATGGAAGATGCAGGCATTATTCTAAGAACTTAAAATGGCAAACGGAGATATGTATCACGTTGCAGGAAACTTAAGCCCAGCCAGGGCAGCAGTCAAATTGATAGCAACAGCAGACGAAGCATTATTGATAGACGCATGGGCTGTTGCAAGAGTAGCAGCTGGCGATACAGAGGGAACTATCACAGCGTGGATAAACATACCTGACATAACAGGAGATTACGGCATTGTTTCAGCAGGAGATACAGCAGCAGTTGAATTTATCACTTTAAGCGTCAAAGCAGGGAAAATAAGAATTGGGATAAATGATGCAACAGCTCTGAAGTGCGACCACTCAACTACAGATGTTGTAATTACAGCGCACAGATGGCACCATATCGCAGTAACTCAGGACGCAACACTGCACGCCCCCAGAATATATGTTGATGGGAAATTAAAGGACCTAACTGCAACAGACGAATCAGACAACGGAACCTGGTTTGTTGATTTAGCATTAATAGACGACGCAAGCATTGGAGCAGCAGAAGAAGCAGGCGCAGCAGGACAGACTAAAGAAATGAAAGGAGCAATTTCAGACGTAAAATATTGGGACGTTGCACTGACAGAATCGCAGGTTGATAATGATTACGACGGGAAAGCTCCGGACGACATCACAGGAACAAGCGGAGATTTAACAAATTGGTGGGACATGAAAGATGATTATATTGACAGCGTTGCCGGAGAGAATGGAACTGCGGGAGCTTCACTAAAATTAACAAACGCATACAGCGAATTCAGCTCCAGGATGGCATTCATGACAGGCTCCCCGGTAGTTGCAGATGATATTTCTATCTCGGTATCAGTAGGCGTAGGTCATGCAGTTATTATCAAAGCAGCGTAAAGTTTAAATACTATTTCTCTTTTAATATCTATATGACCTATGTAGAGAATAAAAGAAAAGAGCTTAAGACTAAATACATAGCAGACACTCCGGAGGTAGGTGTAGAAATGGGGCTTCGCCCTGAGGGTTTGCTGGGCGTCAAGACCCAAGTTACAAGAAAAGAAAGGAAAGGCATAGGATGAGCAGAGAAACAGCAAAGAGAGCAAAGAGAGTGCTCAAAGCTATGGGCAAGACCTCAGACATAGCCGGCTCAGAGATGATACTTCCTAACACTTCCGGCGACCATGTCAGAAGCATAAAAAGAGCAGCGCCTGTTGATGATAAGGATTTGGTTAATAAAGAATATGTTGATTCTAAAGAAGTCGAGAGTTTTCCGACGAGCATAACATCAGGCTCTGTTATATTCTCTGATGGAACAAATTTAACAGAGGACAACTTCAACTTATTCTGGAATAATGCAACAAATGAATTACAGTCTCATCATATAAAAATAGTAAGTGATGGCACTCAGGCAGCACCTGCCTTGAAATTCAATGATACTAATACTGGTTTCTTTAAGGTAGCTGATTCTATCAGGTTATCCATTAACAACAGCACAAAGATGACTGTTGATGCTACAGGCGTGGGGATTGGAACAAGTCCAATGGAAGCATTAGATGTAAATGGGGGAATTTTAGCAAGAGGTCCATTAGCGGTAGCTGGTGTAACTGGAACTTATATGTCTCATGAGGCTTCTGATATAACTTCATTCTTTAATTATGGTCCTGATGCAAGCACAAGAGGTGGTGGTTACAAGTTTTATATTAGAGAGGGAGATGGAGGAAATAGTATTAGTCCACTAAGAATTTTAAACAACGGCAATGTTGGGATTGGAGTTACAG